GCGGCTGCGCGGCACCAACCTGGCATGGTTCGGCCTCGACGAGCTGACCTATACCCAGGAAGAAGCGTGGGTACGCCTGGAGGGGCGTTTGCGCGACCCCAAGGCTAAGCGCCTTTGCGGCTTTGCGGCGTGGACGCCCAAAGGATACGACTGGGTCTACCGGAGGTTTCTGGCGAAGCCGGTCAAGGGGTACGAAGCGATCATCGCCCAGCCGCGCGAGAACCGGTACCTGCTCGAACGCATTCCGGATTATTACGACCGACTCAAAGGCAGCTACGACGATCGGTTCTATCAGCAGGAAGTACTGGGCCTGTACCTGAGCCTGGATGCTGCGCGGGTATATGCTTCTTTCACGCGCAATGAACATCTTGCGGACCTGAGCCTCGATCCTGGCTTGCCGCTGCTCTGGGCGCTGGATTTTAACGTGGATCCCATGAGCTCGGTAGTCCTGCAATTGAAGCGCGGCAGGGTGCTGGTGCTGGATGAAATCGTGATGCGGCACGCCACTACTCGTGAGGCTTGCGGGGAGTTTTTGAAACGGTTCCCAAAACACCCGCCCGGCGTCGTGGTCTACGGAGACGCTTCGGGGAACCAGCAACACACCACCGGAGCTTCGGACTACGACATGATCCGCGAGTACCTCAAAGTCCACTCCACCATGCCGGTGAGATACAAGGTGCCGAAATGTAATCCGGGCGTCCGGGAACGGATCAATCTCACGAACGCCAAGCTGCGATCGGCCGCCGGCGAGATCGGGCTGCTGGTGGACCGCAAGTGCAAGGAACTGATCATGGATTTCGAGCAGGTGGCTTTCAAGGCCGACACCTACCAGATCGACAAGGACCGGGACCGGCTGAGAACGCACCTGTCCGACGCGCTGGGGTATCTGCTCTGGCAGGAATGCAGGCCGCTCCCGATTGTCGGCGAGCGGCAGGAGCCATTGTTATAACCATGCAAAACATCAACCGGGAACATCCCGAGTACATCGCGCGCAAGGCGATGTGGAAGCAGTACAAAGACCTCTACGCGGGCGGCGAGCGATTGCGCGCGGACGCTTCGGAATACCTGGTGCGCCGGCACAAAGAGCCCGGCGACATCTACCAGGAACGGCTGAGCCGCGTGTTCTACGAGAACTATATCGGGTCGATCGTCGACTGGTATGCGGCGACGCTGATGCGGCGTGAGCCGATCCTGTTGTTGGAAGGAACCGACACCGCCGCCAAGAGCTTCTACACCACGCTGGCGGACGATTGCGATTTGAAGGGAACCAGCCTCAGCGAGTTCTTCCGCCAACGATTCGTCGAGACCATGGTGTGCGGCAGCAGCTTCATCGTGGTGGACTTTCCGCGGGCTGGTCCGGAGGGATCCCCCGCCCTGCTGACGCGGGCGGAAGAGGACGCTTCGGGACGGTCGCGCGCCTACCTGGTGGACTACGGACCCGACGAGGTCATCAACTGGAACTACGACCCGTCGGGCGGTCTCGAGTGGGCGGTGATCCGCACCTCCTGCCTGCAACAATCCCAGGTCACGGATGCGAAATGGGAGCGCGAGACGCGCTGGATCTATTACGACCGCGAGAACTTCTTGATGTACCGCCAGACGGGCGATTCCAGCCCCATCGAGCTGATGGACCAGGGGCGGCACGGCCTGGCCTCGCTACGGCGGGTGCCCATGTTCCAGATGAAGGTGTCCGAGGGGTTGTGGCTGCTGAACAAGGCCGCGCTTCTGCAACTGGAACACTTCAACAAGTCCAACGCGCTTTCGTGGGCGCTGACCATGGGCCTGTTCGCCAGTCCGGTGGTCTATTCGGACCGGGAGTTCAAGCAAATTGTAGGCGAGTCCTATTACATCCAGCTCGGGCAGGACGACCGGTTCGGATGGACGGAGCCGGAGGGAAAGGTCTACCAGATCGCGGCCGACAACCTGAACCAGTTGAAGGACGAAATCTACCGCGTCTGCTACCTGACGATCCAGGCCGGAGAATCGGGCGGCGGAGGCCGGCAGTCCGCGCTGAGCAAGCAGTTGGACTTCAACACCACGCAGGAGGTGCTGCGCGGGTACGGCGATGCCGTGAAAGAGACCATGAGGCAGGTCTTGTGGGCCATCGCGGCCGCGCGGCAGGACGGGATTTCGATCGGCGTCTCGGGGCTGGACGAATTCGACATCGACGATCTCAGCACGGAGTTGGACGACGCCAAAAAACTGCTGGATCTGGGGATCGGCTCGGAGACGTTGACTAAGCAGCTCTTCAAGAGGCTGGCTTTCAAGTACCTGAGCGACGCGCGGCAGGAAGTCAAGAACCAGGTGGCGGAGGAGATCGATCGGATGAAGTACCAAGAGGGAGTTTCTTAGGAGGCATATGGAAGGCATCGACGTTCAAGCGATCGTGCGGCAGGCAATCGAGGAGTTCGCGACCAATGAGCAGTCCAAGAATGAGCCGGCTTACAAGGCGGAACTGCAGGAGGAGCGCAAGCGCAGGGAGCAACTGGAGCGCAGGCTGAACGAGCTGGTGGCGGAGAACAAGCGCAGCCGCCAGATGGCCGCGGAAGCCGAGCGCAGCTCGGCGGTGAGAGCCGAACTGCAGCGGCTGGGCGTGGCGAAGATCGACCTTGCGTTCAAGGCGGTGCAGGACGGGATCGTGCGGACCGAGGACGGGCGGCTGGTGGCCCGGAGCGAGGCCGGCGAAACGCCGTTGAAGGAGCACCTGGCGGCGTTCGTCAATGAGAATCCGGAGTTTCTGCCGGCTCGCATAGCCGGAGGAACCGGGATGACCGCCACCTTCAAAGCGCCGTCCACGGGCAGAGAAACGGTGAGCATCGAACAGATCCGCCCGGGCATGAGCGCGGAAGAGATGCAGCGGGTACGAGAGGAAATCGTGCGCGTGGCGTCGCAGACTCTTCGGGGTCTGTAGTAACAACCGGCCCAAACACAGGCGGCCGGCAACAACAATCAAGTCAAGGAGAACGAATGGCAGCTATTACCTCAACTAACGTCGCAAACGCGATTGTCAAGCTGGTGGCGGCGGACGCATTGCCGGTGCTGGTCGGGAACCTCGTAATGGGGAACCTGGTGAATCGCGATTACGAGCCGGTGCTGGCAAATGCCGGCGACACAGTAAACGTACCGATTCCCCCGACGATGTTGGCGAACAACATTCTCGAAGGCTACGCGGTGCAGACGCAAACCCCCAGTCTGGGAAACGCGCAGATCGTGCTCAATACGCACGTGGAAGCGACTTTCCAGATTCCGGACGTGACCAAGGTGCTGGCGGTTCCCGACCTGCTGAAGATTTATATGCAGCCGTCGGTGGCCGCCATCGCGCAGAGAATCGAGACCGACCTTCTGAGCCTGTACGCCGGTTTCTCCACCACGGTGGGAACGGCAGCGACGCCGATTACGGAAGCCGTGATCGACGCGGCGGAGACAGCGCTCTTCCTGGCGAAGGTTCCGCCGCAAGAGCAGAAGTTCATTGTGGTGGACGCGGCGACCTATTCGACCTGGCGGCAGATTCCGCGCTTCAGCGAATTCCAGAATTCGGGAGAAGCCGGCCTTCGCGCCATCATCGAAGGCACGATCGGGAAGATCAAAGACTTCTTCGTCTTCCGCTCGCAGTTCGTACAGAAGACGGGCACCCCCACGGTGACCACCCACAACATGGCGTTCACCAAGGACGCCCTCGGCCTGGTGATCCGGCGGCTGCCGCAGCCGCTGCCCGGAACCGGCGCCATCGCGGAATACGCGGAGTTGGGCAACTTCGGGATGCGCGTGGTGATGAGCTACCAGCCGAATACGCTGGCGCAGCAATTCACGGTGGACGTGCTGTACGGCTGTGGCGTGCTGCGCAACAGCTCGGGCGTCCAGGTCAACACGTAGCAGGCAACCGCGAAATTCGGGGACAGACACCAGCGTCCGCGCGGCGCAGGGCCCCAAGGTGGGCACCCCCGCGCCTTGGGACGCGGGTGTCTGGCCCCTATTCAGGAGAAATCGATGGATCTGAAGCTCTATTACCAGAAGATTCGCGACATGGA